CCTAAGAGGCTAGAGGCGCGCAGCGAGATGCAAGCAGGTGGCGTCGTGGAGCGAGAGGGTTTTGAGGATGGTACAAAAATACAAAAAGAATTTTTAATTAATTTTATAAAAGAGAACCAAGGTGTATCTAATAAAGTCAAAGCAGATAAATTAAATAAACTCGGATACATTAATTCAAAAGGTGGTCCTATTACAGAATCTATGATTGAGATGTTTGTAACTAGAAATCCAGATCTTAAAGGAAAAGGTAAAGTTACATTTGCATCTATCGAAGATTTAAAACAAGAAGCAACTCCAAAACAACTCACTGATTTTGAATCAGGATTAATTGATGAAAACACTTTTAGAAAAAGAGTGACAATAGGAAGAGGAGATAAGAAAAAAACTCCAGAATACAAAAGAGAAGCAGCTAAACGTAGATACAAAAGAGTCATGGCAGATCCTGAACGAAAAGCAAAAATGAAAGAAACACAAGCTCGCTCTGCTGAAAAAAGATATTTAGAAAAAGGAATGTTTCCACCTGCAAAAAATGCAAAAGATGCATTTTGGAGAGATTTGTTAAGATCCGCAGATGCTTCATCAAATACTGAAGGTAGAGTGACTTGGATTACAGAAAGACCTAAAAAATTTCCAAGATCTGTTTTTGAAAACTTAGAGTTAATGGATAATAAAATTGGAAAAAAAATTACTTATCAAAATTTAACAACTCATCCTGAATATAAAAATGCAATTAAAGCTTATGAAGCAAAAGATATAATTAAACAAACAAAATTACCTGAGAACATACGAAAACGATTAACCTTTCAGAGAGGTGAAGGAGGAATGAAAGATACTATCGCAATTCAACACAACGAAGGACTTGCAAAAAACCCTTTTAATACCAGTTTATCTATACAACAGGAAAACAGAGCAGAGGCTTCTCTTAGAGTTAAACTTGCCAGAGACTTTGATAATGCAACAACCTTATCAGAAAAAAAACAAGCCGTTAAAAATTTTACAACAGGCCTAGCAGAACAAGCTCCGAATATTGCATCACAGCCAGGTAAAAAAACATATGGTCAATCAAAAAATTTAAAAGGTATTGTAAGTGCAGCACTCTCAGACCTTAATTCAAAAGATCTTACAGATATTATTTCAACGCTTGCTCCTGGATGTAAACTTAAATATGCAGACGGTGGCAGAGTTAATTATAGTACAGGGTCAGATTGTTATAATCGTGGTTTAGAAATGTTAAAACAAGCAAGTCAAGGAGATAAAACCACAGCACAAAAAGTTGGACAAAGTTTAAAACAGTTTACAAAGGCAACAGGAAAATTAGCAAGGTTTGTAGAACTTCCTTTAGAGATTGCATTAGAGGGTTTATTAATCGGATGGGATACAACTTTTAATGCTAAACCTTTAGCTGAATCAATTAAAGATAATGGTATTGTTACAAGAGCAATTTTCTCTGACTTTCAAACTTCAGGAGAACAAGATCGTGCAGCAAATATTGCTAAACAAAATCCTCAAGCCGCAAAATATGTTGAGGCTAAAGAAGCACTTGATAAATACAACAAATTAAAAAATACAATTAATACATTTAAAGATGACCTAGCATCTGCTGATAATTATCAAAACGCTGTGGTAAAGTTTGAAGAGTATGAAAATGAAATCGAAGACAAGATTCCACAATACAAGGCGATGTTAACTCCTGGAAGTCCAGAGTACGAAGCATTTAAAGAAGCTCGTATTGGATTAGCAAGAGATCGTGTTGAAAAAACATATGGAGATGCTCAAGAGATGGAAGAACTGATGCAACCTTTTGAAGGTGCAACAGATGTTGCAGATATACAAAAAGCTAAAGCTAAAGAACTTCAAGGAGACATAGAAAATATAAGTTCAACTTATAATTTTGGTCCAACTTTTGAAGAGTTTAAAAAAGAGACTCTTCCAAGACTTTATGAATTATCAAATAAAAAACAAACTCCAGCAACTGATGCAATGTTAGAGCCACTTTTAAAATCACAATATAATAAAAATTTAAAATTATTTTCTCGTCCTGAATTTTCAAAAGGAGGATTAACGCGAAGAGGTTTTTTAAAAGTGATAGGTGCACTTACTGCGTTAGCTGCAGTAGCTAAAACAGGCGTTATGAAACTCACTTCACCTGTAGCAAAAAAAGTTTTAAAAGATGCACCTACAGGTACACCAGATTGGTTTGCACCCCTTGTAGAAAAAATTATGAAAGAAGGTGTTGACAAGTCAGGCACACTAGGAACAATTGAAAGAGAGACTGTTACGGTTTTAAGAAATCCTAAACTTGATGAAGCGGGAAATCCTATGTATGTGGAAAGTTTACAAAAAGATGGAACGGTAGAAAAATTATTTGCTAAATATGATGCTTACATCTTAAGTGAGAATTCAGACACTGGAAAAATTACAGTATCCATAAATTCTGCGGACATAGGTGCAAACGGAGATTTTGTAGATTTTACCATAACTCCACAAAGAGTCACAGGAATAACTGACGATGGAAAACCTATTATAGAAGGGGGAGAATTTACAATTGCAGAGAGTAGAGCTACTGGAAGAATGACTGGACCAGATGAAGTTGATATTGAATTAGACGAGTACATAACCAATGATTTAGATGATGTAGCTAGTAATTGGCATTCAGTGGAAGAATTTGCAACTGGTAAAACAAATAAAAAAGCACAAATTGAAAAACAAAAAAGAAAAGAACAGATTGAAAATGATCCTGCTGGAGACATAGAAGACCGTGGAGGAACAATGGATAATTATGCAGAGTATTTTGACGAAGATGAGATGAAATATGGTTTCAATGATTAAACGATTAACTACAACGATACCTCCTAAATCAGGACCACAACCGCAGGGGGTTGAATATAACTATAATACTGTTAAAACAGTAAAACTGGAGAGAAAATATGGCCGTAGACAAAACGTTACCAAACATAAGCGAACAACCTGAAGAGACGACAGAAGATTTAGCTGTTGAGATGGAAGAGCAACTGCGTGAACAAGCAGACACGGAAGTAACTGAACTTGAAGATGGTGGCGTAGAAATTAACTTTGATCCGAATGCAGTCGCACAAGGACAAGAAACAGATTTTAATGCGAACCTCGCAGATTTTGTTGAAGAACAACAACTTGAAATGTTAGGCTCACGTTTATTTGAAAATTATATAGATTACAAAAATTCTAGAAAAGACTGGGAAAGAACTTACACAGAAGGACTCGACTTGTTAGGGTTTAAGTACAACAATCGTACTGAACCATTTTCAGGTGCGTCAGGTGCAACCCACCCTGTTTTAGCAGAAGCAGCGACACAGTTCCAAGCTTTGGCGTACAAAGAATTACTTCCTGCGAATGGACCGGTTCGAACGCAAGTGGTAGGATTACAAACTCCAGAAAAAACACAACAGGCTAATCGTGTAAAAGATTTCATGAATTATCAAATCATGGATCAGATGATGGAGTATGAACCTGACTTTGATCAGATGTTATTCTATTTACCTCTTGCAGGTTCTGCATTTAAAAAAGTTTATTACGATGACATGATGCAAAGAGCGGTATCAAAATTTGTTCCAGCAGAAGAACTTATTGTACCGTATACTGCAACCAGTTTAGATGATGCCGAAGCAATTATTCACAAAGTAAAAATTTCTGAAAACGAATTAAGAAAACAACAAGTGGCTGGTTTTTACAGAGACATTGATATTAAACCTGGTCAAAATAATTTAACAGATTTAGAGAAAAAAGAACTTGAATTAGAAGGCACTTCAAAATCAGGAAGAGACGAAGATGTTTTCACATTACTTGAGTGTCATGTTAATTTAGATTTAGAAGGTTTTGAAGACGTTGACACAAACGGTGAACCAACAGGAATTAAGATTCCATACATTGTAACCATGGATGAAGGATCAAGAAAAGTTTTATCCGTTCGAAGAAACTATGAAGCAGGAGATCCATTAAAGAAAAAAATTTCTTACTTTGTACATTTTAAATTTTTACCCGGCCTTGGCTTTTATGGTTTTGGTTTAATTCACATGATCGGTGGATTATCGAGAACAGCCACATCTGCCTTACGACAACTCTTAGATGCTGGAACATTATCAAACTTACCAGCAGGTTTTAAACAAAGAGGTATTCGAATTCGAGATGACGCACAATCTATTCAACCAGGAGAGTTTAGAGACGTAGACGCTCCAGGTGGAAATATTAGAGATGCGTTTATGACTCTACCATTTAAAGAGCCATCTCAAACTCTTTTAAATTTATTGGGTGTCGTTGTACAAGCAGGTCAGCGTTTTGCATCTATAGCTGACATGCAAGTAGGAGACGGGAATCAAGGCGCTGCAGTGGGAACGACAGTCGCGCTTTTAGAAAGAGGAAGCAGAACCATGTCTGCAATTCATAAAAGAATTTATGCAGCGCTCAAAAAAGAATTTAAATTAATGTCCAGAGTTTTTAAACTTTATCTACCCCAGGAATACCCCTATGATGTTGTCGGAGGACAACGTCTCATCAAACAGTCTGACTTTGATGACAGAGTAGATATATTGCCAGTTGCAGATCCAAATATATTCTCTCAGACACAGCGTATCTCCCTTGCGCAGACGGAATTGCAATTGGCAATGTCCAATCCACAAATACATAATTTATATCAAGCGTACCGAAACATGTATGAAGCAATCGGTGTAAAAGACGTTGATCAAATTTTAGTTCGACCACAACCCCCACAACCAATGGACCCTGCATTAGAGCATATTAATGCTCTTGCAGGGAGACCATTCCAAGCTTTTCCAGGACAAGATCATAGAGCACATATTCAAGCGCACTTGTCTTTCATGGCAACGAACATGGCAAGGAATAATCCACCGGTGATGGCGGCGTTAGAAAAAAATATTTTTGAACACATTAGTTTAATGGCCCAAGAACAAGTTGAACTTGAGTTTGCACAAGAGTTAAGAACAGTTGCAGCGATGCAGCAGAATCCACAAACACAAATGCAGGCAAGAATGATGTCACAAAAAATTGAATCAAGAAAAGCACAACTCATTGCTGAGTCTATGGAAGAGTTTTTAAGTGAAGAGAAAAAAATTACCTCACAGTTTGACAATGATCCTATTGCAAAATTAAGATCTAGAGAATTAGACCTTAGAGCAATGGAAAATGAGAGAAAAGAACGTGAAGGAAATGAAAGAATGGATCTTGATAAGATGAGAGCAATGATGAATCAAGAAAACCAAGACGAAAAACGAAAACAAAACGAAGAATTAGCAAAATTAAGAGCTAATACATCAATTGAAAAGACTATTTTATCTAAAACATTGCCAAAAGCAGGTGATATGATGGGTAATATTGCTGTTATTAGAGGTGATAATGACTCAAACTAAAAAACAAGATCGAAAAATTGCAAAAGTGATGAAAGAGATTAAAAAAAAGAAGCTTTCTATTGGAAAATCTGATAAAAAAGTTAAAAATAGAAAACAAGCGATCGCTATTGCTTTGCGAGAGGCAGGCGTAAAACAAAAAAGGAGCAAAAATGGAAAAAGAAAATAAGATTAAAGAAGCAAAAGTTGGTAAACAAGAGATCCAGATCGATCCACGTTCAAAAACAACTTACAACGCTGCTTATAATCAAATTGCTACTGGTGGACCTGAGCTAGAAGTTCAAGGACAAGGCGCAGTGCTTCCAGAAAAAAGAAGAAAATCAAAAGCATTTTAATTATGTGGTTATCGGCAATAAAATTAGCAGTTTCTGCTGGCAGTAAAATTTATGCCAACAAGCAGCGAACAAAAATGGCAATGTCGGATGCACAGCTTATGCATG